ACTAGGAATGGCGGATGTCTAACGCCAAGGTACTTAATGAGCTTGAAAACAAGATTGCAGCTGCAAAGCGGCAAAAGAAAGCTATTGAGTGCCGAACAAACTTTATCGACTTTGTTAAATATACCATGCCAGATGCAGATGACCCCGAAAATATCGATGAAAGTATGTTTAAGGATGCAAAACACCATCGAGCATTGGCAAAGGTGCTTGAAAAGGTCGAAAAAGGCCATATTCCTAGACTAATCGTATCAATGCCGCCTCGACATGGTAAATCTGAACTAATATCGCGTCGATTTGTGCCTTGGTTGCAAGGTCGAGATCCGTATAGAAACGTAATTTTTGCTACATATAACGAAGATTTTGCAAAAGACTTTGGTGCAGATGTACGCAACATTATGATGCTGCCGCAATACAAACACGTTTTTCCTAATTTCGGATTGCGTAAAGGTGGTGCAAGTAAATCGAGAATACAAACCGGATCTGGCGGTATGTCGGTGTTTGTTGGGCGAGGTGGATCTATTACTGGTCGAGGTGGCGACTTTGTTATTCTTGATGATCCAATAAAAGATAGTATCGAGGCAAACAGCCCGACGTTGCGCGAACAATTATGGCAATGGTTTACTCAGGTGCTTATGACCCGTCTAATGACTGCATCCGCATCGATTGTTATTGTGCAGACTAGGTGGCATGAAGATGATTTAATTGGTAGACTGACTGACCCCACTAATCCGCACTATAGCCCAGAAGAAGCTGCAAAGTGGAAGATTATAAACTTACCAGCATTAGCAGAAGAAGATGATCCGTTAGGTCGAGAGGTAGGCGAACTGTTGTGGCCGGATCGATTTGATATGGAGTTTATGGAAGCGCAGCGGCGTTTGGACTCTCGAGGTTTTAGCGCATTGTATCAGGGTCGGCCTACACCCGAAGATGGTGATTTGTTTCGCAGAGAAAATGTAAAATATTATAATCGCAAAGAATTACCTAAAGATTTGCGTATTTATGCAGCCAGCGATCATGCCGTTGGTGTTGATAAAACAAGAAACGATGCGACTTGTTTGCTAATCGTCGGCGTCGATCAGAACGACGATATATATTTGCTCGATAGCTGGTGGGAAAAACAACCTACTGACAAAGTGGTTGATGCCATGCTTGCGCTTATAAAGAAGTGGAAGCCATTAATATGGTGGGCAGAGAAAGGCCATATTTCTAAAGCTATTGGGCCGTTTTTGCGTAAACGTATGGCAGAAGAACGTATTTATTGCCGTATCGAGGAAGTAACGCCAGTAGCCAATAAAGTACAACGGGCGCAGTCAATACTGGGTCGTATGGCAATGAACAAAGTGTTGTTTCCGAAACAGTCATTCTGGACACAAAAGGCAACAGACGAATTATTAAAGTTTCCGAATGGACGTAATGATGACTTTGTAGATACCTTTGCATGGATAGGCATGGGCTTGTCTCGACTTACTACCCCTGGTGGTGGTATAGTTAAAACAACTAATAGGCCGAAAGTTGGCACTCTTGCTTGGGTTAAGTGGGATGCCGCGCATCGTAGAAAACAACAGTTTGAAAATATAAGAACGGGTGGTTGGTAAATGCACGAAGAAATGTCGATTACAACGATAGACGTTGACAAGCCAGAGCCGACAGAGCGTCGAAAAGCATTAGTCAATCAGTGGTTAGCACGGATTAAACACGCAAAAGAGTTTCATAAAAAAGCATTTAAAACAATGAAGCGTGACATGGACGCAGCATTAAATGGTTTTGAGGAAACGAAGTGGTCTAGTGAAAATTATGTAGCCAACATATTACAGCGTCATGTGCAGCAAAGAACAGCACAATTGTACGCTAAAAATCCAAAAGCAGTAGCTAAAAGACGTAATCGTATGAGTTACCAGTTTTGGGATGGGGATGCCGACACATTAGCGCAAGCATTTATGGCTTCCGAGCAAGCGGCTGCAATGAATATGCCTGTACCGCCAGCGGCAGCAAATATTATCAATGATTACACCTCCGGTAAGACGCAAAACAAAATGCTCGATAATGTTGCTAAAACATTAGAAAATCTTTTTGATTATTACATGAAAGAGCAACAGCCAGCATTTAAGGCTCAAATGAAGGGATTAGTGCGTCGGGTAATTACTACTGGCGTTGGGTTTGTAAAAGTTGGGTTTCAACGTGACGTAGATCGAGCGCCAGAAGTTGCTGCGAAGATTGCTGATGTACAAGCGCAGATAGACTTTATGCGTCGAGTTGCAGATCAAGCGTCTGAGGGAGAGATACAGAAGGACGATCCACAGATCGAAGAACTAATGTTATCGATGCAAGCACTTTTGCAAGAGCCAATGGTTACAATACGCGAAGGTTTAGTGTTTGATTTTCCAGAAGCAAATTCAATTATTATTGACCCCCGATGCCGACAATTGCGAGGGTTTGTTGGGTGTGAATGGGTAGCGCATGAGCTTTATTTAACGCCCGATGAAATAAAGGAAATCTACGACGTTGATATGAAAAATGCGTTTAAAACGTATGATATGAAAGGTCGATTGATTGGGCATGATGATGCAAACAAGTTATCTACGTCTTACGATGATATATCAGGCGAAGGTGCGCCAAAAGGATTAGCGCAAGTATATGAAATCTATGACCGTAAAACCGGTGTGCAGTATGTAGTTGCAGATGGACACCCAGACTTTTTGCGTGAACCTACAGCGCCGCCAGTAAACGTAGAAACGTTTTGGCCGATTTTTGCTCTTGTGTTTAATGAAGTTGAACACAAAGATCACCTATACCCACCCAGCGATATTGGGTTGTTGTTGCCGATGCAGCATGAGTACAACAGAGCGAGGCAGGGATTAAGGGAGCATCGAAGGGCAAATAGACCTAAGTATGCAGCACCAGCTGGCGTATTAGAGGATAACGATAAGGAAAAGTTAGCAACGCATCCAGCAAATGCGGTGATAGAGTTGCAAGCTTTGGCGGCTGGCCAAAAGGTAAATGACGTTATTCAGCCAGTAGGACAGATTGGAATAGACCCTAATCTGTACGAAGTACGCACAATTTTTGACGATATTCAGTTAGTTGTAGGCGCACAAGAAAGCAGTTTTGGCGGATTATCTAAAGCTACAGCAACAGAAACATCGATTGCTGAAAGCGCACGTATGTCTAGTCTTGGCGCTAATGTCGATGAACTTGATAGCTTTATGTCGGAAATAACTAGGGCGGCTGGTCAAGTATTACTAGCAAACTTAGCTAAAGAAGAAGTTGTTAAAATAGTAGGGCCAGGTGCAGTATGGCCAGAAATGACCCGAGATCAAATAATGGAAGAAGTATTCCTAGAGATCGAAGCTGGATCTACGGGTAAACCTAACCGTGCAGCGGAACTTGCGAATATAGAGCGCATTATGCCGTTCTTACTGCAAATACCTGGGATGGATCCAAAATGGTTAGCGAAAGAATTGTTAAAACGTCTTGATGACAAGCTTGAACTTGACTCGGCGTTTGCAGACAAAATTCCTTCAATTGTCAGTATGAATCAAGGACAAGGACAAGGAACTGGTGATCCAGCGTTAGCTGGTGCGCCAGGAGGCGGTGCGGATAATGCGCCAAGGCAGCTACCAGCAGGAGGGGGAGGCCCAGCACCTATGGGAGCAAATAACCAGTAATTTTTTGCAGTTTGTTGATTGTTGCGATCAACAGCTGTAAAATATAGATAGAAGGAAGGACGCTAATATGGTTGATGAAACCACGGAATCGGAAACGTCCACCGAGGCCGAAGATATAATCGAGGACGAAAATGCGGAGTCGTCACCCGTTGAAAGCGAAACTGAAGCGGATCTGCTTAGTGTCATTCAAGATGCAGCGCAGCCCGAAGAAGAGCCAGAGTCGCACTCTGAGACTGAGGAAGTAGAAAGGGAAGAAGTCGAGGCAGTATCTACGGAAAGTGAAGCCGACGTTGAGTTGGCAGAACAGGAAGAAGATTACTCTAACTTACCGTTTCATAAGCATCCGAGGTTTAAAGAACTTGTACAACAGAGGAATGAGGCAAGAGAAAGCGCACAAAAGTTTGATATAATGCAGAATTATTTGACAGAGGCTAATTTGTCGGGTGAGGAAGCAGCAATTGGGTTAGACATTATGGCTAAAATGAAGTCTGACCCAATGGCCGCACTAACAGCATTAAAACCTTACGTGGAGCAATTATCTCAAGCGGCTGGCATTGTCATGCCGCAAGACATTCAAACCCGAGTTGATGATGGTTACTTAGACCAAGATGCCGGACAAGAGTTAGCAATTGCTCGAGCAGAAGCCGCAAGGCTGAAGCAGACTAATGAGCAAATGGTTCAGCGACAACAGATGCAGACGCAGCGAGAGTATGTAGATTATTTAGCTGAAACTGTAACTAATTGGGAAGAAAACGCCCGAGCTAATGACCCCGACTATGACCTTAAAGAAGATCTAATTGACGCGAGAGTCAGGGCGATGATTGCAGAGCGAGGACAGACGGCACAAAATCCGCAAGAGGCTATACAGCTGGCGCAGAGTGCTTATGACCAAGTGAACGAAAAATTTAATTCTAAATTTGGAAATCGGATCCCAATGAAAACCGCGTCTGGTGGTAAACTTGGAGGTAGTCCAGCGCCAGAACCACAATCGTTACAGGAAGCGATTGCAGCGGCAATGGGTAACTCCTAAAAACGTTAGGAAGTCAAAATGGCATTTTCAACAGCCGAACTTGAGAACATCGCTAACGCCGCCCTCGATTACTATATCGACAAAGGCACAGTGTATTCTCAGTCTTTACAAGACAAGCCGCTGCTAAAAGCAATGGACGCAGCATCAAAAACTTTTCCAGGTGGTAAAGGTGAGCTTAGTATTGGTGTTAAAGGAACGTATACAACTACAGTAAGTGGTTATACCCACAATGATACTGTGACGTATGCAAATCCGGCAAACATCAAACGCGCTGCATACGCATGGAAAGAGCACCACGCAGGTATTTCACTAACATTAACCGAACTTAAAAAGGACGGTATTAGTGTTACTGAAAGCACAACATCAGCTGGTGTAAGCAATCACTCAGGCCGAGATCAGACGGTTTTAGCTAATCTTTTCCAAGATAAGCTGGACGACATGATGGAAGGTTACTCTCGAGGGATAAATGATTTTATCTTTGGGGATGGTACAGCGGATGCAAACGCAATTGCTGGTATTCAAACCTTAATTCTAGATGATCCAACAGCATCCGGTACAACTGTTGGCGGTCTATCTACTGTGTCAAATACATGGTGGAGAAACCGAGCTAACGTTGGAATAACAACTTCATCAAGTGGGCAAGAGTTGATCGAAACAATGCACACTGAAATGAGGCAGTTAAAACGTTTTGGCGGTAAACCAAATATTGCTATTTGCGGATCTGCTTTCTTAGATCGTCTTGCAGACGAGCTACGAAGAAATGGTAACTATAGTAATACTGGTTTTGCAAGAAATCAAAACATTGCAATGGGTGAGATTAACTATAACGGTCTTACTTTTGCTTATGATCCAACGATGGATGATCTTACAATTTCTGGTAAAGATCCAAGCAAACGATGTTACATCATCGATACATCGAAACTATGCTTGTACTACATGGATGGCGAAAAAATGAAACGGCACTCACCAGCTAGACCAGCTGACCAGTACGTTATGTTTAGAGCTATTACAACTACCGCAGCACTTACAGCTACGCAGCTGAATTGTCACGGTGTTTACGAAATTTCATAAATTAATCAGGGGGGCGTTCGCGCCCTCCTATCAATCAGGAGGATAATATGTTTGAAAAATGTTCATGTACTGTTGCGATTGGGGGAGACATTCGCAGCGTTGTACCAAAGACTATGGTAACACCAGCAGAAATAAAACTGCTACAATCTATACATGGCGATGATGCCGTTACAAATATACGAGTTGACGGTATGTTTGTTGTAACCGCAGAAGAAGAACGCGATCGATTAGGCAACTTTTATGGCGATCAAAAAGTTATCAATTTGTTTAATCAATATGGCGATCTTCCCGATACATTAGAAGCTGCGCGTATTCCGTCTGAATTGCTTGATCCGACATTTACGCCAGAACCAAAAAAACCAGCAAAAAAGAAAACAACTCGTAAAAGAGCGAGGGATGCAAAAGGCCACTACATAGCTGATGATCCTGATACGCCCGAAAACGAGGCATATGTTAAGGAATAGTAAATGGCGCGAGGTACATCATTAGGTCAACTTGTAACTGATTTAAGGGCAGAGGTTGGTCATTCGCTACAGCCTAATCTGGGCAAAGCAACGAGGGATGTATTTATTAATATGTTGCAGCGTACACAACGGCGGCTATGGGAAGATTATAGCTGGCCGTTTTTGCGTATTACCCGTGATGTAGTTATTAGCGCTGGGCAGCGATATTATGATGTTCCAGACGATCTTGTGTTTGAACGTATAGAGCGTATCGAAACCAAACATGGCGATTATTGGACAAAACTTCATTACGGCATTGGAGCGCAAGAATATAATCAACATGACAGCGATCGAGGTATTAGATCTTCACCAATTAGACGTTTTGATACATTTGAGGATAACCAAATAGAATTTTGGCCGATACCAGCAAATGACTCAGACGCTACTGGCACAGATAGCGTAAGAATATACGGTATTCGCAACCTTAAACCACTTGTTGCAGAAGCAGATACAGCTGATTTAGACGATCAACTAATAATTTTATACTCAGCGGCAGAAATTTTAGCGCGGCAAAAACAGGCAGATGCACAAAATAAACTGGCAGCTGCACAAGCGCATTACGCTAGACTTAAAGCGCGAATGAGTAAGACCGAAACCTTTGTGATTGGTGGCGGCGAACCAGAAGGGATCTATCAACCAAAAGGCCCACCTTTGATTGCGACAACAGGGGGTAGCTAATGCCTTACGTTTTGGTCGAGGATTTTAGAGGTGGGTTAGACCGCAGACGTATGAACGTGACAGCGCCCCCTGGTACGTTGATTGAGCTAAAAAATGCACATATTACTCGCGGCGGTGAAATAGAAAAAAGACCCGCTTTTGTAGAAATAGTCGATTTACCGTCTAACACTATAGGATTGGCCGCAGCTGCCGGACAAATTTATACGTTCGGATCAGCTGCGCCCTCGGCTGTTACGTTTCCCTCTAACACCCCAACAAATCTAAGTTACGTACAATTGCAGCACCCAAGTGGTGAAGCTTTGACAAACGTTCATTGTGTTGAGTTTTACAATGGCAAGCTTTATGTCGCCGCGCAATTTGCAGATGGAAGGATATTTCACTACTACGACGGAACTAGAATAACTGATTGGTTTGATGGTCGATCAAGAGCAACGTTTCAGATTACAGCTGGAAGTGTTGGCGGAACAGCGGCTACTGCATCGATACAGATAACGGGTGGTACGTCAAATCCAGGTGATGAATTACGCTTTTTACGTATAAATAATGTGGATATTATTGATGCCTCAGTTAATCACAATGGATCAAATTCTTTAACTGCATCTAATATTGCAGCTGCGATTACAACAGGATCAAGTAACTTTACAGCTAGTGCAACAAATGACGTTGTAACAATAACAGCGCCCGATGTTGGCATATCTTTCAATAACTTTCAAATCACACTTGAGGTAACAGGCGCTTTTACAGTTGGTAACATTCAACATATGTCTGGTGGTGTTGATAACGCCATAACAGCAATTACTGTTGACGGAATAAATATCATTGGTTCACAAGTAAAATACGAAACCTCTCATAGTGCAACAGCAATTAAGGTTGCAGCTGAAATAAATAGTTTTGCCTCTGCGCCAGAATATGAAGCTACAGCTATTAATGCTTTTGTAAATATAATTGCAAAAGAAAGCACGTCGGCACATAACAACAAAACTGTTGCCGTTACGACGACTGGTAATGTTACTACTGCATTTGATCCCACAACTCAAAATTTTTTAGATGGTGGTGCAGATGCCGCAACAATAAATGCTTTTAGTCCTGGCAAATTTGCTATGCCAGTGAAAACAAAAATGTACGCACTATCTGATAGCTTGCTGCATTTTTCTGCAATTGACGACCCTACTGAATGGAATGATACAACGCTAAGTGCAGGGTTTATTAATCTTGCAAATCATTCTAGAGGATCAGAAGATTTAAAAGCAATTGCTACATATTTCGACAACTTAGCCGTATTAGCTCAAGAAGCTATACAAATATGGTTTGTTGACCCAGACCCAGCCCTTAACCAGCAAATCCAAGTTTTACAAAACACTGGCACAATAGCGCCAGATAGCGTGGTAGAATTTGGTGAAAATGATGTCTTTTATTTATCTTTGTCTGGGTTGCGTAGTTTGCGTTCTCGAGACTCGTCAAATGCTGCTTTTGTAGGCGACATTGGCAATCCCATAGATGAATTAATTGTAAAACAAATACAAGATAATCGCGCACTAGCTGAAAAAGCAAAGGCAACGCTCGAGCAACGTGACGGTCGATACATCTTAGCAATTGGCTCAACTATGTTTGTATTTAGTTATTTTCCGTCGTCAAAGGTATCGGCATGGTCTGTTTATGAACCTGGATTTGTTGTTGATCGATGGGCGTATGACGGCCGACAAACTCTATGCAGAAGTGGTAATAAATTATTTTCATTAGGTGGTGAGGACGGCAATATTTTTGACAGTTCTGAAGTTGTTGTACAGATGCCATTTCTCGATAGCGGTAGTCCGGCAACATTTAAAGATTACAACAGTATTGATGTTACTTGTGAAAATGTTTGGACAGTTTCTATAGCAACAGATCCGCAAGATATTACTGCATTAGAAGAAGTTGCAACAGTCAACAAAACAACATTCGGATTAGGTAGGGCAGCTATAAACGGATACTCAACACATATAGCGCCAAGATTAACTTGTGCACAACCTGGCCGAGCAAAGCTTGGAAATATTGCAATACATTATACAAGTGGGGAAAGCGGATGATAATACGTCATGCTGAACCGGAAGATGTTTTTCATGTTGCTTCAAACATGCGTCATCGTGATTTTGAAGAAATATCTGCATTACGATACACAGAAGATAAAAAGGATTTAGCTTATAATATTGCAAATAATTTAGCAGAATTTGAGACAGTTTATTGCGTTGAGAAAGAGCCAAATAATCCAATAGCAATTATAAGTTACATACCCGTGCGTCCTGGCGTGTGGACACTTGGGATGTTTGCGACTGACAAGTTTAAAACTATCGGGCTTTTCCTGACAAAACAGATAATTCGCGCTATAATACCAGCATTAGATAGAGCAAGAGCGCATAGGGTCGAAGCGTACAGTATTGAGGGTTATGACGAGGTGCATAGGTGGTTAAAATTTTTAGGGCTCAAAGAAGAATGTACGCTAAAAAAATACGGCAAAAACGGCGAAGATTTTAAAGTTTTTAGTTACGTTCGATTGTCGGACACAAATGTAAAATGGCGCGGAAAGGGTATGGTGATTTAAATGTGTTTAGGCGGCGGAGGCGGAGACGATTTTCTCAGAGAAGAATATGAGCGTCAAAAAGCGGAAGAAGAAGCAAGACAGGCACGTATTACCGAAGGTAAACTTGCGATTGATAAAGCTTTTGCTGGATATGACGATGATTTTTACGCCCAACGTGCAGCCGATTACATGGCATATGCTCAACCTCAAATTGAAGATCAGTACAAACAAGCAATGAAAGACTTAACTATTGCGCTTGCGCGAAGTGGGCAATTGGTTGGCAGCGAAGCAATAGAACGCGGAAATAGGTTAAAGAAAAAACTATCTGATGCAGAAACTCAAGCCGCAATGAAAGCTCAATCAATGGCTGATACCACGCGGTCAAATCTAGCAAATCTTAAAAGCAACTTATTAACACAAAATGCAAGTTTAGCAGATCCGTCGCTTATTGCGTCAACGGCTGCAAACTCAATAATGGCCAATACCGCTGTGCCAGAATACAACCCAATTGCAAATATTTTTGCAAACGCCACAGAAGGTTTAGCCACGCAAGCGCAACTCGAGGCACGAAATAAAAACCGATATGAAATGGCGCAATTATTTGCACCATTAGATAGCTCTACGATTATTCGAGGATAATGTAATGCCTAACAAGCCAATGAATAATAACGCTCCACGAACTGCTACGATTGCTGGCGAACCGCATATGCTGGCGTATATTAACGAGGCAGAACGGCAGATGCTTAAACGTGCTGGCGGTGCAGAAATGCCCAGCTTTGCTGGTATTCCAGCATATCCGCCTAAACGCCAACGTGGAACTGGTGCAAATGTTAGCCCAGCCAGCAAAGCGCAAGGCGCTGGTAGCCGAGCAAGAGAGAACCGAAAAAAGCGTCTTGCAGAAGCACAGAGACAAGCAGAAGCACGTTATCAAGCGCAGCTTAAAGCAGATGAAACGGCGAGGCGTGAGACTGCTAGAGCAGAGGCAGAGGCAGAGGTAGCAGAAGCGTTAAAAAGATCGCAGAACTTTGATGCTGCTGCTGGGGGTAATTTTGCAACTGTTCCCGAACCGCAAGGTAACAGTTTTGTTCAAACTCTTGCCAATTTATTTACGCCTTTTGACAATCAAAGTTATGTTAATGGCGTTTTAATGCAAACAGATAATATAAGCGAAGGTAGCCCATATGAGTACACGGCAACGGGGGTTGCGCCTGGGCAGGGATTATTTAATTCGCAACCAACAAGCGTTGATGCTGCAAATGCGGCAGCGGCGGCATCTTTACTAGGCCAAAACTTTTTAAGTGTAGGAGGCAAAAACACACCGTTACCTCCGGCCATAGTTGGAAACCCACCGATATTACGTTATGAAGATGGTAAATATACTGTTGAAGGGTCTCTTGCTGGTGACAACGTTCCGTTTACCTATTCCTACAACGCAGATGGATCGCGCTATTTACCTTATAATGGCGGCAATCCATTCGATCCAAATGCGGCAAATGCAAATAATCCAGGTGGTTTTACTCCGTATTCATTTATAAATCCTTTACCGAATCCAGCGCCTAATCCAGATGCGCTTCCACCAGTAGTAGGAGGTGCATTGCCTCCTGGCGGCAGCACGTTTCCACCGCCCAGCGGCCCACCAATACCACCAACAGTACCACCGCCTACTCCACCACAACCCCCATGTCCTCCAGGCTTTGAGCGTGTAAATGGAATGTGTGTACCAGTAAAAGATAAAGGGCCAGGGCCAGGAGAACCGCCAGAGCCAACAGGCCCAAAAGGGCCAAGCGAAGAATTGTTAGCGGCGTTAGCTTTGCGTGATGCAGCGTTAGCTCGTCAGCTTGGTTTGCTAAACAATGAATTTGCTTTCAGCACAGACGATTACTATAACAGGCTTGGGCAAAGCTATCGTGACGGAGGTTTGTCAGAGGCTTTTACCACAGCGTATGATGATGCTACTCGAGGAATTTACGATACTTTCAAAGCAGCTGGTATGCTTACTCAGCAAGGGGTTGATGACAAACTTGGTATTCTTGCTGGCGCACAATCCGGCGAAGAAGGACGTATTGATAGCATTGTTAATCAATACATGGATGCTAACCGAAACTTTGTAGAAAGTGGACGCAATGACCTCACAAGTGCATTGCAAGGTCTTGCATATGACAGCGAAGATATACCAACGATTAATGCTCAAACCGCAGCTATTAATGCTTTTGACGTTGTTGGGCAGTCAAGACCATTCAAAGAACCTAAAGAGCAAGAGGTTGTTGATTTCTTTACAGATTTTGTAAAACGAGCCTACGACCCATCTTATAATGTTGATCCAACAGCTGTTGCGTCGGGATCTCCAAAACGAGTTACGCAATCCGTTAATCAAAGAGGCGCTAATACTGCGCCATCAACAATCGCCGGAATATTCGACCCCGTTTCTGGCGGCAGTGTGAAAGTAGTGAACTAATGTGTGATCCAACCTTAGTATTAAGTGCAGTCGCTCAAGGCGCTGGTGTAGCAGCGCAAAACAGAGCAGCCAAAAAAGCACAACAGCAACAAGCTTTGTTAATGCGTGAAAACAAAACGCGGAATAGGGCGCTCGAAGATCAACAGGCAGCGGCAATTCAAGAGGCTGTTAATGCTGCAAGTGCATCGGCAACACAACCTGGCATTGAAGCGGCTGGCAACCAATTGTCTGAAATACTTAAAGCTGCGCTTACGCAAAGAAACATGCAAACTGGTGTAACTGGTCGATCAGCACCGAAAGTCTTTATGGATCAAAAGGCTGCAAGTGAAGCGGCTGCTATGATGAAAGCAAGGGCGGATGCTGAAAACTTAGCAAAACTAAACGCTACAAATAGATACTTAACGCAAACTATTACACCTAAAATTGCAGATGCGGCCGCGTCTGGGATGCTAACGGGCAACTTTGTTCGCGGTAATGCTAACGTCCTAGACACTGGCATGAGAGCAGCGCAAAGCCTTGCATACTCTCCATTAGCCCAAACATTGCAAGGTGCTGGCAGAGTAGGGGTTGGGTACAGTTTATACGATCCAGACAAAGGGACATAACAATGGCAAGAAACCCATATCAAATGGATCCATTTTTAGCGCAGGGCTTTAGTAATCTTACTAAAGCTTTAATTGGTGATCCGCAAACAGACTATCAAGTTGCTCGAACAGGGTTGGCTCAATCTCAAACTAGAGGGCAAGATTTAAAAAACACAATGAACCAAAACATTGCTGATGCTTTAGTAGCAATTCAAGCAGACCCACAAGTTCAAGGGCAAATTGCAAAAGCTTTCGGTTTTGACGATCAAACAATTGGTGCATTGTCACCAGATATATTAGGTAATCTCGCTACATTGGCATATGGGCAGGGCGGCAACACCCAGCAAACAACAGCGGGATTCGGTAACATTAGTAGTTCTGCAAACCAGCAACGTGGCTTTGAGCAAATGACAGACACTACGTTGCCATTAGAAGATCAGGCAGCTGGGTTTTCTGCATACTCTGGCAAAGCACCAACAGGAAGATACAACCCTAGTGCTTCAAAAACGCCACCTACTAAACTTACAAGCAATGAACTAGGTAATTCAGAAGATTTTATGCTGGGCTACTTAGAAGAAGGTGGCATCACATTACCACAAAAGTTTGTTCAGCAAGTTTTAACAACTGTAACAAATAATTTTACAGAGCACAGAAACCAACTAACTGCAAACACTGAAATGTCAGAACTTCTCGGTCAACCAGTGAAATTAGGTCGTGGTTTAACTGGTGGTTATAATGTAGATACAACAACTGGCATTTTGAACGAAATAGCTGAAATACTTGTTGCTTTTGAAACTGATGAAAAGAAAGCAGATAAAATAGCCAAAAAAGCATTAATGGATGATTTTGGTTATGAGGAATGGGAAGCAGAAAAAATCATAGCGTCAGATGAACTTTTTAAAATTTACGAAAATATGTCTAAAGCAAAAGACAGGGAGTAGTGTAGATGGGGCTGCTCGGAATTGCCGATAAGTACACTTCCAACATACAAGACGAGCAACCTAAAAAGCCCGTTTCTTTAGGCATTGCTCAGAAATACATTAGTCAACCAGCGGAAGCGTCACCACCTCCTGGGGGCGTGGTTAGCGAAACTCCTCCCGTACCCGTTAGCCCTCCGTTGGTTGAGCCACAAGTCGTTGAAGCCAATCCGGCTGGCACGGGATTTAGTCGCGCTATACAAAGAGGCGCAATACAAACAGCCGCCGGCGTTCCAGCGTTAGCTGCAAACGTTGACATGGCGGCATTAGCAGATGCAGACAAAACCCCAGAAGCAATTAGGTTTGAAGAAGCAAGACGGGCTGGCGTACCGAACCAAGCATTTGCAAGCCGAGCCGCAGATATAAGTGACCCCGTTCAAACTAACCAAATGATGCAGCAATACGGTGTATCTCCGCAAGCTAATGTAAATTTTCAGCAAGTGGTGGATAAACGTCTAGACCGCAGACAAGACGCATTAGAAAACACAGCTGAATATTACAAAAGAATAAGCAAAAATTCCGACGTTGCTGGTCGCCTATTTAACCTTGCAAGAGAGTTTGAAAAATCTCCAACAGCGGATGCGTATGCACAATCACTTGCAGAAGCACCAGATACTTTTAAGGGCTATCTCGCTACAATAACAGACGATCCTCTTGGATTTCTCGCGTTTATGGGCGAAACCATTGCTGAAAACGTACCGCAGATTGCCGCTGGTGTGGGTGCTAGTGTAGCAACAGGCAGCCCTCTTGCTGGCGCAACTATAATGTCGTTAGGTGGGTTTAGCCGTGAATATGCAACGAGCGTTGATAATTTTTTGCGTGAGAACAATATAGATTTAGCTAATCCCGAAGCAGTTAAAGCAATGTTCGCAGACAAAGAGTTAATGAAGGAAGCAAGTTCTCGGGGTCTTGTGCGAGGATTAGTTATAGGATCCGCTGATGCGGCTGGGCAGGGTGCAGTAGCACTAAAGGTCATACAGAATAGTCTAGCAAGACAAACTGTTGCACAAGCTGCTTCCGAAGGTGCTGGTGAAGCATTAGCAACAAAAGCTGTTGGCGACCCATTTAGTGTTAAAGAAACTACAACAGAAGCGTTGGCTGGTGGTGCAACGACAACAGCCGAAGGTCTTGTTGCTAAACCAAAGATCGATCCCGTTAAGCAAGCGTCAAAAGAAATTATTAAGAACATCGAAGATTCTGATGCAGTTTTTCAAAATACAGCTGAAATTGCTAGACAGCAAACGCAAACACCACAGCCAAAACCTGTTGCTCCTCCCGTCGATGATACGCGCTCAGATCCGACGGCAACTACTCAGGCGGATGATTTTACACCTCCGTCTGAGGATTCTCCTGTTGATCCCCCAGAACAGCCTAAAAAAGTTAAAGCTGAAACAGAAGATCCGGAACAGCCGAAAGCACCTAAAGCTGATGAAGCACCTAAAGTAGACGAAGAGCCGCAACCACCGAAAGTTGAGGCAGCGCCGGACTTACCTAATCCGCAAGAAGCTGATGAAGTTGGCACTAGCACTGATGATGTCGTTAAAAGCGTACAAACCCCAGATGGTCAAAAGAACTACAATGTCAAAGGCAAAGTGGTTGAACTTGATGATTTAAAACAAGCAACAGGCGAGTTGCAGCCGCGTGATCGATCACGCAAAGAAAGCGAAGCACTTAGCAAGGAACGTGCTGGATCGATGTTTAACCCAGAAAGGTTGCTCGATGACCCTACGTCTGGTTCTGGTGCGCCTATCATTGCGCGTGATGGAACGATTATGTCTGGCAACGGGCGAGTGCTTACACTGCAAGAAGTCTATGCTAATCAGCCAGAAAGCTTATCAAAGTATCGAGCGTCGTTAGAAGGTGCTGGCATAAACACCGAAGGGTTTTCGCAACCAGTGTTTGTGCGGATGCTTACAGACGATATGAGTATTGCCGATCTCAAAGAGTTTGCAGATCTTTCAAACACAGAAGCACAAGCGCAAATGTCTATGACAGAACGTGCTGGTCGTGATGCGAAACGATTAACTGATAGCAAAATTATAGAATTGTATCGAGGCGACTTTGATATTGATACAGCGCAAAACAGGAAGTTTGTTCAAGAATACGCAAAGAAAATATTATCACCTACAGAGCAAGGTGCATTTTTCGACAGTGAAGGGGCAATAAGCCAAGAGGGAATATCGAGAGTAAGGAACGCAATATTAGCGTCGGCGTTTGATAATTCAGATACTATAGCAACAATGCTCGAGAGTAGTGACGCAAACATAAAAGCAATTTCTAATGCGTTTATGTCGGCTGCACCTAAGTTTGCACAGTTAAAGAAGCAAGTGGCAGATGGTCGAACCGAAGCACGATGGGATATTACACCCAGACTTGCAGAAATGGCTAACCTTATTAGTCGTCTGCGTCGTGACGGAATGAAGGTCGAAGATTATTTTAATCAAACTGATATGTTATCTGCGCCAGATCCAGCATTGGAATTACTTGTTCGAGCGTTCTACAACCCTGATCTAAGTCGCGCAAATAGCACTAAGGCAATGAAAGATTTTCTCGACTTTTACGTTGAAGAAGCATTACAAAAAGAAACTGGTGGTTTTCTCGAGGACACAACAACACCTGATGATGTGATCGAGGCTGGCAGAAAGCGAACGGAGGCCAAGCGAAATGAAGGGCAAGGACGACAAACAGGATTATTTGAAAGCAATGTCCAAAGCGATGAAACGCGTAGCAAACAAGTACAAAAGCAACCAGTTTCGAGAAGCCGCCAAGATGCTAGACAAAGCGATCAAGCAGCCGAAAGACAAGTAAATGACACCCGATCCCCGAGTACCTTGGAGGAAAGTATCGAAGGTGTTGAAGAATTACGAAATACCAAAATCACAAACGGCAACCAAGCACAAATCAGAGAGCAAAACACAAGAGGTACAAAAACAGGACGCATCCTTATCTCGGAGTCCGAAACCCTAAGACAGTCTTTATATAGGGATGCCTTTACTGATGCTGGTGAAAATCCAGATGTTATGGTCAATCGACCGCAGCAAGAACAATTTAAAAAACTACAAAAACTTCTTAAAGATAAGTTTGATTTTCGTTATGTTGCACCACCACAGCAAGGCGCAAACTACGATCAGGTAAATGCTTTACTCGATGCTTACCACAACTTACAGTGGATGTCTCATGTACTAGGTATGCCTAATCGCGGTATCGGCCTCGAAGGTTCACTTGGCCTTGGATTACCGCAACGGGCATGGGGTGGTTACATGGCAGCGTATATTCCAAACAAGAATATCATGCCCAACACTTATCAGTCTGACGTTGTTCCTATTACTGGTGCTGGAATTATTATGCCAGGTAGGTCAAATAGTTTTGCTCACGAATGGGGTCATGCGCTCGATTTCTATTTGGTCGATCGATTAGGCTCAGATTGGAACAAAGGTCTTACTGGACGCATAAGAACTAATCTTAAAAAAGGTGAAAGCGCATGGATAGACGGTGCGCCTAAAAACGTTGTTGAGGCTATGGGCGATCTAATGAACGCATTGTTTTACGATGATGCCGAAGTAGCTGCAACAATAATGAAGATGGAAAGCGAGATTGCGAAACTTGAGGCGAAACCTAAGCCAACTAAAAAGCTAGAAGATTTAAAACGTAAGTTAAAAAAATTGCGTGAAGGCTCTACAAAGCAGAGAATAAAAAAGTCAAAATATCGAGAAAATGCAGCGAAATTTGCGGAACGATCTGCGTCTGATGTAAAGTATTGGACAAAGCCAACAGAAATGTTTGCCCGCGCTTTTGAAGCTTATATAGCTACTCAAGTTGAACACGCTGGCGGCAGCAACGAGTTTATTACTAGTAGCAACGAAGCATATCAAATGGCTCTCGATAAAGTTGAGGGCGCAGACGAGAGGCTTGCACTGACATATCCAAAAGACAGTGAGCGCATGAAAATTAATCTGGCAATGGGTCGGTTGATGGACGAACTAAGGGCTGCATTGATTATCGAAGGAACACCAGCGCAAGCACCTGGCGATAGTGATACACTTGATGGGTTTGCTAATTTCTACGATGCAGTAGACAGAGGGCAGCAAAAAGGGCCAAGTTTATGGCAAGATCAGGTAAGGCGTTATCGAGCGCATAAGCAAGAACGTAAGCGTATTGCGAATAGACCCCGAGAACACAAATCGCTGTTTGCAGGTTTTCAAGATTTAGTCGGTGCTAATCTTATAAATACAAAACGCGGTTATCTATTTATTCTTGCATCAAGGTACAAAGATAATCCTAAGATTAAAAAACTTATTGAACAAATTATTGCTAGAGTAGCCACAGATCCAGGTTCTACCGATGATCGAGTAACAGTAAGTGGCGGCACATTTGAAGAAGCAGTACGCGGTGCGTCCAGACAATACGCTGGTCGATTTATAAACATACTAAACAAGTATGAGCTAGATACGTTTACGGAAGAAGAGCTCAAACAGCTTAGACTGTTTTTAACAAGTGATCGAACAGCGCAAGCAAACGCACCAGCAAAAATAAGTAAAGCGGCTGGCGAAATAAGAACTAAGTTGCTGAACCCGATGTACGATTATATGCGTAAGAACGGGCTTGATCTAAATTACATTCCTGATGCTGGTTATATGCCCAGAATGTTAGATAGTATTTTAGCTATTAATGACGCTCAAGGTTTTATCTTTGGTAACGGTCAACAAAAACGTGGAGCAAAAGCGCTATACAGCGATGTAATTTATGAAAACGAATACGGTGTGCTTGATGAGGGAGACATCGATCAAGGCAAAGCACTTGTTGCATTAGGCAGAAAACTAAAAATTGTTGAATACTTAGAGGACAATGCACCTGGAATATTAGAACAAGTAAACGAGCTACAAGCAGCTTTGCAACAGATTGAAGCAATAGAAACTCTGATGGAAAATGGAGAAAGCACAACAGAATTAGAGCAACAGCTTGAAGAACTCAAAGAGCAAGCGCAGCAACTCCAACCAGAAGTCTATGAAGGTTTGCGAGATCCATACGCCGACATTGCAGCACATGATTGGTTTGATCGATTGACTGCAAGACAAGTTGGCGACTTATCGCGCAACGGAGTGCAGGGTGAATTTGCAAAGAAACGAAAGCTTCCGCCAGAAGCAGACACATACATGATCGATTACTACCTTAATCCTGTTGAAGCAATAATGGAGTACATTCCTGGTGTTGCTAGAACTGTTGAGTACAACAAAAGGTTTGGCCCACAACTTGTACCTAAAGGTAAGCGTAAAAAAGTTACGGGTGGAGATCCTAGCTCACCATTAGGCAATCACGATTTTCTTTCCTACACGTTAGAACAAATGGCGCTTGAAGGAATGGCGCGACCTGAGATCGAGCAAATTAGATTCATTGTTGATACTGTTACTGGCCGCAAAGCTAGGACAGATCATACTCTTGCGAAAACCTTAGATTATGTTCACGCATACGGATCTATGGCGTTGTTACCCCGAGCAGTTATTTCGTCTATTGCAGAACCTATGACGGCAGCAACCCAAACGGGCAGAACCCGTGACGGTTTAAAAGTTCTAAAAAATACCATTGGCGAAGCTATGGCATCAATTGGAACTGCTACTATGAAAGAGCGTCGAGCATATTATCGAGAGTTAGGCAACATACTCGGTGTAATCGATCTACCAGAAACAGGGGAAACTATAGCTAATAGAGTAGGTGGGACGTCCGAAGATACTTCTCGCGCAGCGCAGCGTATGGCGCGGTTTTTCTATCGAACTGGTTTAATAAGCCTTACAAACTCACAGCGTCGTTCAAGTATGAGAGTCGGTATTCAGTACATTACAGAACTAGGTAAAAGATATACTAATCCAAACTCAAGCCAAACAGCAAAAGAACGTGCAGCCGAGGCATTGCAAGATTTTGGCGTGGCCAAAGATGATCTAGACCAGTTTGCTAAATATGCCGCATCTTTAAAGATGGATAAAAAGGGAATGTATGAAATCGATCAAATCATTGATAGATCCGGCGAACTTACCGATATGGGCCAAATTCTTTCTGTTGCTGTTAGAAGATTTACAGATCAAACCGTACAAGATCCAAAAGTAATAGATCGACCAAAGTGGGCAGAAGAACCTATCGGGCGAATCGTCTATGGTATTCAGTCATTTATTTCGGCGTTTACTCGAAACGTTTTGTTACAATCTGCAAAAGTAACACAAAGAGAGTTTCAAAAAAGAGGCGCATTGCGAGGCACGGAAATGATGTTTCGTAAAGCTTGGCCACTAGTTGCATTGTACGCTTCACACACAGCTGTTTCAGCGTTGCGTGAGTATTTATTAAACAGAGAAAGATGGGAGCAAGAGGATGAAGATGATACGCTTCTACGGTATTTAGCGCAGCTTGGTTTTTCTCGATCTGGTATGCTAGGTAGGTTTGACCCTGTTGCGAACGCATTTTTCTCATTAAAGTATCAAGCAGATTTAACAAACTTACTAGCTGGTGCTTCGTTATCTTACTATTCAAAAGCAGTAGGAAGAATAGCTGGCTTAGGTTATCGAAACAGTGAAAACACTGTGTCGTCTGAATATCAAGCGGCTAGAGGCGTTTATGATTTACTTGTGCCAACTGCATTAACTTACATAGCAACAACTGGATATGCTGGCGTAGCAGTAGGGTTAGGATTGGGTGCAGCAACGATCGCTGGTACGTCACCAACAATTAAACATTTTGTTTTACGAAACTTAATCTACGAACTGTATGGGCAAGAGTATTATCCAGGAAGATCAGGCCGCAGCAAAAAGACGGGTAGGAATCGAAGTTCTCTATATTTTTGATTGGTGAGGCCAGATTTTCTTTTTAGCACAAAAGGATCTTGCGATCTCTCCGGCCTCAAAAAAACCGTATACTTTTTGATTCTGTAGATCAATAGATAAGTGGCGCAATTTGCGCCAATAAGCGCATTTTGCGCCGATAAATGTCTGTATTTGTCTGGTATAATTGATCGACAACCTTACTAAGTTACTGTTTTTACAGGTGTCGATTGTCGATCAACAAGAGCCATTCTGGTCGGGCTAGAACCAAACGACTAATTACATAAGTATTTAATAATAAATAACAAAATGCAATCAACAAATATTTTTTTGCGCCACTAGATGCGCCAATGTGGCTACGGTTCATGTACATCATCCAGATAATCTGGCGTTAGATGCTGGTAATTATCTTCTACAGTTTTTATTTTATCACCCAACATTGCCGCAACTTTTGTTAAAGAAACACCACGCATTACTGCTCTTGTTGCCCAAGTATGTCTAAAAACGTGAGGTGTCAAATCATCGATGCCAATGCTTTCGCCAAACGCTTTTACTTTTTGGTAAACGTCTGTTGGCTTATCAAGAACGTAATCAGATATAGCTTCTTCCTTTGCTCGAAGTAAAGCTTCTCGTAATCTAGGGCTCATACTTACTGTTGAGCGTTTCTTTTTAGTCTGCTGCCGACCTTTTGGGTTGAAGTGTATGCGGTTTGTCTCGAAGTCAACGCGATCCCAGGTTAATTCTATAATCGCCGTTTTTCTCTGCGCCGTTTCTAACGCCAACATTATAAACCGTCCAACTCTCGATACTCTGTTTGATGGTCTACGACCTGACCCGTTAAGTATAAGGTTAGGACATATTTCCCTTAGTAAACCTACTTCACTATCATCTAATATTCTGTCTCTTGGTGGGCTGGGTGGCGGCAACACTACATAAGGAATAACGTCTTGTGATAATCTTTGCTCTTTTGGTTCTACACGCTCGACCATAAAACGAAAACAAGCCCGTAGCCGCTGTAACTCACCGCGTATAGTACCCGACGCAGCTGGGCATCGCCCGATCAATCCATTTGTTCGTATCTCGATGTATTTTTCTGAGTGCTGCTTCTGCACCTGGCTAACAGGCATATTTCCAAAATAAGCTTTTAAATTATTTATAATGGAGTTGTAACGTTCTTCAGTTATCATTCGATCTTTTATCCAGTCATTGAACCAAAGATCTAAGCAGCGTCCAATCGTCGGATCGTTTTCAACTTGGAAGTTAATTTTGCTTTTGTCTAACCAGCCTTGAAACCGTGCCGTTGCGACAACCAGATCATTTGTCCTTGTCGATATTCGCTGGCTATGGTTGTTGTCTCTAAAGTAGATGTAGTATCTGCCTTTGTACTTTTGTAGGCGCGGCTCTTGTGCTTCTTGTGCCATATTGATTCTCCAAGTAACTTCTCAACTGACAGTTTTGGTATTCTTATTGTCTTGTTGTTGATCTTCACAGTCTGAAGCAATCCGGCTTGTCTGTATCGTGTGATCGTTCTGATCGACACATTCAAAATAGCAGCTGCTTCTCGTTGTGTTATTAGTTCCATTTTATGATTTTAGGATCTGTAAAACTGCCAGTGCTTTTTCAGCCGGAACTTTCATATTTACGCGCAACCACATATGTTCTGCATCCGAGTCGATTGATTTAATCTCCAGCGTAGCAGCTTCGATCGCGTTTGTCTGCGCGTCATAGTTTGGAAAAAGAACGTCTTTTTCGATACCAAGTATCCCTGCCAATTTGTCTAAATTTGCTGGCGATGGAACGGATCGACCGCGTACATATTGGCTTATTGAGTCACGCCCAATACCAACTTTTCTAGCTAATTCAGATTGATTCCAACCCTTCTTAAGCATCAGTGATAAAAGTCTTTTTCCAAACTCTGCTCGAGTAAGAACCCTTTGCGAAAAATCTATCTCGCTACCAGGCACACCTCGAGTTATTTCGCTCTTAGCCATACGTTTCCCCCGTTGCTGTTCTGTTTATATTCACAATTAATTCATATTGGCAAGAATATTTTTTTTTAAAGTTACTATTGCGTATTCAATTTGGCTGTGTATTGTAGATCGTATTATGGTACGCAACGGACAGACAAATGAAAAACTTGACAATCGATGCAGAAAAAATGATTCTTGATTTTGGTGGTATAAAAAAAGTCGTTCGAGCATTAAAAGAAGTAGACCACCCTCGCACCGAACACGCTGTCCGAAATTGGGTGCGTAGAAATAACATACCAATAGACTCTGTATGTCATTTGGCGATTATAGCTCGACGCAAAAATCAGCGATTTGATCTACTAGACTATACAACAGGGGAGAAGGAAATTGAAATATAAAGACAGAAGGAAAGGTGCGTGATGAAACATCGGGAACTTTCCATTTTTACTTGGGCATATGTAGCTAAAGTACCAGCGAAGATGCGTAGAAAAAGAAGTAAGATTTTGTGTTTAATGAGAGGGTATATCCTTTCAGATTGGGTCGGTAATGGCAAATGGCTTAGCCCTATTGTTGCGATTGCTCCACCTATGGAGGGATTGCAATGCCAAACGACGTAGTAAGATTAGTTAAAAATAATCTGTGTCTAAACGAAGATTTAGACGATTTAGACTTTCATTTAGGAGCTGCTGCACCAACAAGTTTTGAAAAATTCCATCTGCTTTCATTGCTGTATCCAATTTTAGAAAGCGAAAACGTGCATGAAAGTTGTAAAACAAAGGTGATACAACTTCTAATGAAACATAGCGACACGCTAAGAATAATGATGCGTTACGGATCAAAAGAAATTTCGCAAATAATTTATGAAGCAGAAGCTAAAGTAAGGAATATTGGTTGATCGTCATAGGCATCGATCCTGGTATCAACGGAGCAATAGCCAGATATAATTCTAGCGAAACATCCGCTGCTACCCAACTAATTATCTGGGATATGCCAATCCTTGAAGTGAATAAAAAGAAAACAATAAGCCCGTATCTAGTGGCGAACATTTTAAAAGAGGCGGCAGCGCCCGTGTATATTGAGAAGGTAGCAGCAATGCCAGGTCAAGGCGTTACATCGATGTTTAATTTTGGCAAAGGTTTCGGGGTCATATTGGGTGCAGCCGCCGGATTAGGTTTGCAAACCACACAAGTAACACCGCAAACATGGATGAAAGCGTTAAAATGCCAACGTGGTAAAGACGCTAATCGAGAACGCGCTTGCGAGTTGTTCCCCCAGTATGCTGATATGTTTACTCGAAAGAAAGACGACGGCCGTGCGGATGCAGCTTTACTCGCTTATTACGCCACTTTTTTTGTAAAAAATGGTGGGTAGTGTGACTGACAACGGCCTACAAAATGGATTTGAAACGCACAATATCGAGCGTATTAGCGTTAGCCAGATTAACAAATGGCGTGAAGCGCCAGACGCCTATCTGTGCCAGTACTTAGGCAAAGCAAAGTTTCCGTTTGGCATAGCCGCAGTACAAGGCAAGGCAGTCGAGCGCGGTGTTGATTTAGGCTTGCTCGAAGGTCAGGATATAGACAGCTGCGTAAAAAAAGCAGTGCGGTATCTGCAAAATGAAAGCCTTTCATTCCCTAATCGAGCCGAAGAATTAGAAAAGCGCGTACCGATAGTCGAGCGCATGACGGCAACAGCATTAGAAAATATGATGCCGCTGGGTAAACCAGACGATCCGCCGAAGGATCAAAAGCGCGTCGATATAAAAGTAAGATTTAGGCCAGGTGACGGCGGTACTGTGCCGCTGATTGGCTACCTCGATTACCACTATGAAGCAAAGAATTTAATTGTCGATCTAAAGACAACCAGCAAAGCGCCAACTAAATGGTCGCTATCGCACGGAATACAAGCAGCCGTCTATCAAGCTTGCGTCAAAAGTATGACCGGAAAAAAGCCAGCAGTAAAATTTGGCTACGCTCTATCGAGGCAGCGCGATCCTTGGGTCTGGCTAGAACTTAGCGACGACGATGCAGCAAAATATCTAAAAATTTTTAAAAAATCAGTAACACAATTGGAGGCATATTTAAGTTTATCAAATGACAGCACTACACTCATTAACGCAATTCCCCATAACCCTGATAGCTTTTACTGGTCTAATGCCGACGAGATCGCCGCGTCATTTTACGGCACGTGAAGCTTACTGGTTTACTGAGGAAGTGGATAAACCTCGCACTAACAAAGAATTGTTATGGCTACGTGTTCTCGATCAGGTAACTCGGGATGCCGAAGATCTTGACAGTGATGATGTGTACAAACGTCGTGATGCGGTAGAAGCAATCGAGTGGGTTCGATACCCAACACAAGACTACATCGAAGTCTGCGATTTAGCATCCATAGACCCAATAAAATTTAGAGACAAAGTTTTAAAATTTTGTCGCAGTAACTATCCGCAGAAACTCCTTCTGCGCGTGGTCGCCTACCACGTAAACAAAGGCGCTAAACAACGGAAATAAAAAGGAGATTAAACTTATGCCGTTAGAATTTATACAAGAGACAACCGGAAACGCCTTCATTCGTTACATGGTAACAGAAAATCAGTGGCTTAAATCTACTGCTACTGGAACAGAGGAATTTGATATATCAGAAGCAGCGGTTGTTGTTGATATAGAAAATATAAAACTTGGCTGGCTGAAATTAGAAGGCGGCAGAGATTGGCAACCTTGGCCAAACAACAAACCACCAAGCCTTGTTCCGCCAACTGAAGCGCACAAGCAAGGTTTTTCAGTCATGTTTTACAGCACTAAAATGTTTGATGATCAACACGTGCGCGAACTGTCTGCAAGCGGCGCTGGCGTTAGAGAGTTTATCAATAATGTTTACGATGAAGCCGAAAACTCTAAAGAATGGGGTAGCGGCAAAGTACCAGCTATTAAAATAAAAGACGGCAAAAAAGTCAAAATGGGCAAGAACAATAGCCGTGTGCCGCAGTTTGAAATCGTAAAATGGATTAATAGACCAGACGAGCTTGTTGGCGAAGATCAAGAGCAAGAGCAAAAAACTGAAAACGCATCGTCTATTTCTCCGGCTTCACAGTCTGGCGATGCGAAGGACGACGTAGATTTTAACGAAAACGATAAAACCAAAGAATCGGAACTTGAAATTTAGTCGTCCGTGGGCGGCGGTTTTAGTTAGGTTATCCGTCGCCCAACTTAACAGGGGAAAACATGAGCAAAGTAAAGTGGGCAAAACACTGGCATGATCGCGGCTTTTCTGTCGTTCCGGTGCATTATGTCAAGGAAGATGGCAGTTGCAGTTGTGCAGCTGGTAAAGATTGTCATTCCCCTGGCAAGCATCCAGCGCCTCGATCATGGAAAAAATATCAGGAAAAACGTGCAGATCACGACCAGCTTGAGTGGTGGTTTGAAGAAGAATATGAAGATTACAATATCGGTGTTGTCACTGGTAAAATCAGCAACAACATCTATGCGATCGACGTAGACATTGGGGAAGGGAAAGACGGACAAGAAAGTTTAGACGATCTTTGTATGGCTTACGACGATCTACCTATGACTTTCGAGCAAAGAACGGGGTCGGGCGGTAAGCATATATTTTTACAAGCACCACCCGATCAAACGATTATCACGGGTAAAAATGTACTCGGGGAGGGAGTAGATACCCGTGGTGAGGGCGGATTTGTGGTTGTTGCTCCAAGTAACCACAAATCCGGCCATAATTATACAGTCGAGGATTGGGCAAAAGATCTTAAGATCGAAGATAGCCCAAAATGGATTACAGAACTAGCAAGGACAGAAGCGCATAGACTAAACGGCGGCAGCAACCTTCAAGATACCCAGACCAATATGTTCGGCAAAATGGTCGATGGTCGGGAAGGGTACATGGTGCAGCTGATTATGGGAACGCTGCATACATCGTGGACGCAACGCGGCGAACTGCCAACAGTCGAGCAGCTGGTCGAAGAAGCGTGGCCAGTGTTTGAGCGTAAAGCTAAAGCGCGTGGCAAAACACTTGCAGACGATGGGCGTGGCCTCGAGCAGTTTAAAAAGAAAGCGTGGTATCAGCTTAAACGCGCAAAAAATAACGAACTACGCATTATTACACAAGAAAACAAGAATACCGTCGCCGTAGGTAGGTCTGGCGATGGTCGATCCGAAAGCCCTAGCTCAACCCCTGTTGCAAAAGGCTTTCGGATCACGGATTGGTCGATGCAGCGTTACAGCGGTGAGCCGCCAGAAATGGAATGGCTCATCGATGGTATCTTGCCGCGACGAGTGCCAGGTCTAATCAGCGCAATCGGTGGGCTGGGTAAGAGTTTCATATTGCTCGATCTAGCGATGAAGGTGGCCGGCGGCGACCAAGGGATGCACCAAGAAAGAGCATTTGGCGGCAACATTGTACACAATGGTAAGGTTGTTTTTTTTGGTGCAGAGGATAGCGCGAACTCGATGCACCGGAGAATAGCATCGATCGGAGGTGCAAACCTACGCGATCGAGCAGCTGGTAATCTTTACGTCGTGCCTATGCCGGACGCTGGCGGTACATCAAGCCTGATAACTCACGCAATGGGCGAGTACTCAGTAACACCAGCGTTTCTCGATATGAAGTCGCAGCTGAAAGAACTTGGAGACATCGCGCTTATTATCATCGATCCCCTGCAAGCGTTTGCTGCAGCCGACATAAATAGCGATCCGGCAGCTGGTCAATTCTGGTGGTCGGTCATGTCTCACCTATGCGTCGAAACAGATGCCAACATCCTTATCGCTCACCATATGCGGAAAGACGGTGCGTTTAACATAACAAAGGCTTCACAAGCGCGGGAAGCGATCAGAGGCACGACGGCACTCGTTGACGGCGCTCGATGGGCTTACGGATTGTGGGCAATGAACGAAGCAGATGAACTGGTGCTATCGCAGAAGATGGACAACATCGAAGCTGGCGTCGGGCAATGCGCTCAAGGTGCAGTCGTCAAAACAAACGACCAGTGCGATATGTTTATCCGTAGCTTCATCCGTGGCGATACTGGCTTGCTTATCGACAAAACAATGGAAGTCGAAGCGATCCTAGATGCCTCGACAAAGCTCGATCACGGGCAGACGGCAGCAATATTTGAGGAAATCGCACGGCGTTGGCACAGTGCAGAGCCGTTCAGTATGGCGGTCAATACACAGAGAAGCTTACAGACGTTTCTGCATATCGACTACGGTATGCCAAAGCGATCAGCGAAAAGCTACATCAGCGCTTGGCAGTCGCAAGGCTTTATCGAAAGCGCGATACACGATTCAAAAACAAAATCAAAAGGCGTGAAGGTGTTGAAAGCACCAGACCAACCGCAGTGGAGGGCTTATGGATAAAGAAACTGAACAGAAGTACCTCGAGAACATTGTCAGGCAATGCGATGTACTGGTCGAGGATCTTAAACGTCCACCCTCGAGGCTTACAGCAGCGCAGCGCGTGGAGAGCATAAAGTTTGCAGCCGTCCGTATTTTGGAAGCACGAGAAGCAGCCAATGAGTGATTGGATCGAGTGCAAGCTTTGCGGTGGCGACGGCTACCACCTGATAGAAAAACCAGTCGTTGATTACGAGAACGGCGGCTACCTCAAAGAAGTCAAAGTCAATTGTGAATTTTGCGAGGGAATGGGCGAGGTGCTGATAGAAGATGAGTAGTCACGGCTATAGACGCAGCATCCGCAACTTGGATGCAATGACAAGGCTCGAGGTAGCTCATGTCACGTTTGAGTTGTCCGAAAAGGATCAAACTTTTGCGCTTATTCCTGGTGAAGCAATCAACGCAAAAGATCGAAAGCCATTATTTAGCGGCGTCATTACAAAAGAAATGGGTGTGCAGCTGCGCGTTTTAGCAAACGAGATCGAGGAAATAATATTAAGAGGAGAGGCAGAATGATTATCGCATATTATACCGCGCTGGTACTCGGCTACACACTTGACGGAGAACGGATCGTAACACGGTTCTGGCTCGATAGTTATGACCAATGCCTCGAGGCAATGGATTACCTCGAACCAATGTATGACTACATAGCGGATCACGTTGCAACGGATAACAGAATTTATATGTGGTGCGATAAGACCAGAGTTAGAAGCAGCACACCAATTAAACCTAAACCTAGACCCAAAGGAGAAGTATAATGGGTAACGAACAAAAGAAAATTCAAGAGCTAGAAAAAGAAATTGAAGATTTAAAAGCGCAAATTAAAGCTGAAAGAGATAATTATCAATGGTGGGCAAAAGAAGCGCATCGTTTATTAACAACGCCTCCCCACATTCTTGCTTATAATCGTTACTATCGTGAACGTAACTTAAAACCAAAAGGAGAAGTATAATGGGAGAAAGAAAATACAAAGCAGCAAGATCAATAGTGGAAGTTACGTTCCTCGATGGTGAGGTAAAAGAGTATGAGATAAGCGCTGGAAGCGGCATATCAAAGTACCTCGCAGATCAAGCAGCTGACGGCGGAATACTCTGCTTTCTCGATTTTAATAATAGAGCAAGTCTAAGCATCCCAGTAGCAAACATACGCGATTGGACAATCCGAGAAATAGAGTTTTCGGCCGCAGATAACGTTACTTCCGGCAGCGGAAATGAA